ATCGTCATCGATACGCTCTCAAGAACGATGTTCGGGGCCGACGAAAGCGCGCCCGAAGGCATGGGGTCATTTATCGCCAATGCGGGATTGATTGCCGACGCCTTCGATTCCCTGGTCGTTGCGATTCACCATAAGGGCAAGGACGAGGCTCGAGGTATGCGGGGCTGGTCCGGGCTGCACGGCGCGTGCGATTGCGAATGGGAGGTCGTCGAGGACAACGGCAAGCACTCCGTCGTCATCCCGAAAATGAAGGATGGCCCCGACGGTCTGACTTGGGATTTTGCGCTCCGCTCCGTCGACATCGGGGTCGACGAGGACGGCGCGCCGGTGACGACGTGCATCGTCGAGATCGAAGGCGAGCCGCAACATAAATCGCAACACGAAAATGTTGCGCCTGTCCCTCTAAAAGGACAGCGCGCCGAGTTTCTGAAAGCTGTGAAATGGGCCATTGAGGAAGCGGGCGAACCGATGCCTGGGATCGGCCGGACGCCCAAAGGGGTACGCGGCGTAACGCGCCATAAACTGCGGAGATACGTGGAAAATCTAGGGTTTTTCGAGGGTAAGGCGGACAATGCGCAGCGCGCCATGATGTCTCGCCACATCGCCGACCTCGCCGGAAATCGTCGTCTTGGACAATGGAGCGAATGGATATGGATCCCATAAGCGCAACATCCGCAACATCGCGCAACATCCAAAAACGTTGCGGCCAAACCCGTGTTAGGAGCGGGCGCAACAAGCGCAACATCCTTTGGGGTGCTCTCCCCCCTCTAGGGGGGAGCCCCCAAATGTTGCGCGCGCCGCGACGGGTCGAAGGGGGTGCGGCATGACGGTGCAGATTATCACCGCCGACGTGTTCGATGCTTTGCGGGAGTTGCCTGCCCAATGACCGCCTATTACAACGAGGTCGACCCCTATGCCGCACAGTGGCTCCGAAACCTTATTTCTGCCGGGCTTATTGCCCCAGGAGACGTTGACCAGCGAAGCATTATCGAAGTCCAGCCTGAAGACCTCGAAGGCTATACCCAATGCCACTTCTTCGCCGGTATCGGAATCTGGTCGGATGCGCTTCGCCGCGCGGGCTGGCCGGATGAACGGCCCGTCTGGACCGGATCATGTCCCTGTCAGCCGCTTTCGGTCGCTGGACAGCGAAAAGCCCATCTTGACGAACGACACCTCTGGCCCGCTTTTCACCGTCTCATCGAAGAGTGCCGCCCTCCAGTCGTCTTTGGAGAACAGTCTGCGAGCAAGGATGGACGTGAATGGCTCGCCGGAGTACGCGCTGATCTGGAAGCAGTGGGATATGCCTGCGGGGCTGCCGATCTGTGCTCTGCGGGCGTCGGCGCACCGAACATCCGCCAGCGCCTTTATTGGGTGGCCTACGCCGATCGTGAACGATGCGACGGGGAGCGGCTACACTTACAGCCGAGGCGATGGCCGGAAAGTGAACATGGGTCTTTCAGCTCAATCTCGAATAGCTCTAGTGGGCTGGCCGACGCCGGACACGAACATACGGGGCGGTCCGCAAGACCCAGCGAAGCGCAAAGCAGGCGGTCATCAGGTAACGCTCCAAGATCAAGCGCAGACATTGAAGGGCTGGGCGACGCCGAAAGCGCGAGATCACAAGGGCAATGGCGTCTCTATCGCCCGCGCGGCGAAAGGCATCGCGGACTCGTTGGATACGCAATGCAAGCTGGTGTGCCGCAATGGAATGGACCCACAATCGCCGTTCAATGCTCAGATGGAGCGCGGCGGGTATCAGCTCAACCCAATTCATTCCCTCTGGCTACAGGGGTTAAGGGCCGAATGGGACGATTACGCGCCTACGGCAACGCGATCAACGCGGTCCTCGCCGCCGAATTCATCAAAGCCGCGCAAGACTGCAAGCCGTAAATCTCGAAAGGAACGCCGCTCATGACCACAGAGTTCGACGCCGCCAGCGAAGCCTGCGCCCGCGCCGCGTGCCTGAACGACGGCAAAGACGCAGACGAGACGATCCGCATCGTGAACGGCAAGGAACAGCCCATGCCCGAGACGCTGCCGCCGGAATTCGGTGTGCCGCGCTGGATGGCGTATTTGCCGGATGCGAGACGATGGCTCGCCATGATGGGAGCGCACGAACAGTTCACTCGGCAGTGCAATTCTCGCGTCGCCGATGCCGCAGAAACCGAACGTCGCCGCATCCTTGATTTGATCCGCGACCGGCAGGACCAGTGGCTCGTCACCGTGGGCGACGACGACGATCTCGCGGCAGGCGTCGCCATGATCGTGGCCGAACTCAGCATCGTCTGCAAACTCGTGGCGGGCGACCGCGCCCCGATACCGCAGGCCGCTCGCTGATGGACGTGACGATCAACACCGGCATGACGTTCGGCACCCTGCTTGCGGCGTTTGCCGCAGGCTATCTCATGGGCGCCGCCGTGACGATGGCCGTGTGGTGGGTCAACGATTTGCTTATGCGTTACACGAAAGGACACCGCGATGGCTAAGCGCAGACGCAAGCGCAACCAGCACAATAAGCAGGCGCTGACCCATGCGCAGTTGCGCGCTCTCATCCCAGGAGGAGCCGTCAACGCCCATCGCGCCAAGCGCGACGACATCGACCTTGAGACCCGCGCACTGTCGGATGCCGGCAACGCGCTCGTCACCGGAGAGATCGTCAACACACCGGTCCGAAAGCTGCTCATGCAGAAAGCGATTACGCTTGGCGAGGCGTGGGCGGCGCAGGCATTCAAATTCGATTTTGATGCAGCCTATGCATCTTGCGTAAATCCGTTGAGCGCGGTATTCGTGGATGGCGGCAGTGGGGACGGCACGGGTGCTGCGAACAGGCGGCTTGAACATGCTCAGCGGTATCGCAAAGCCCGTGCCCATCTCCGCAGCGAAATGTACCGCGTCGCCGAGGCCGCTATCCTTGAATTGCCCGATTCCGGAATTGAGGCAACCTACACCGGGATCGGGCGCGAAATGCTGCCGGACGCCTCCGTGCAAGAGCAGCGCGCCGCTGGAAAGGCCTGCCTCGTGCTCGTCATTCGTGAGCTCGCCGTGGTCTACGGGCAGCGCAATCCAAACCGCTCTCACATCGTAATGGATCAATAATCGCAAGGGTTTTTCTGATGCGCGACGACAAGTATTATGCCGCCCTCCTCGAAATTCAGGAGCTTGTGAAAGGCTTCGTGATGCCGCAATCGGCGGCTCTCAAACAGGCCGAGGAGATGGTGACGATCTTCGACGGCGTGCCCGTGAAGGTGCTGCGGAAACTCGAAAAGATCGGCCAGATCGCCTATCGGGCCTTGCAGGAAGGGAACGAGGACGACGATGCGGCGAGCGCGATTGAAGCTGTGCAAAACGCACATGACGCTTATTGATGAAAAAAATGCTTGACACATAGGCCAGTGGCCTATATTAGATAGATATCAAATTAATCACCGTAAGCACGGAGAGCAAAATGTCGAAAGAACACGTTACTTTTTCCTGCGGCCACGAAGGCATTGTCGTTGTGTTTGGCAATCGCCAGCAGCGTGATCGCAAAGTCAAGTGGCTCGCCGAACGGCCATGCCGCGAATGCTACGAGGCTGATCTAGCAGTTAAGCGAGCCGCTGAAAGCGCAGAGGCGGCAGAAAAAGCCAAAGCAACGGGACTTCCGATCCTTCAGGGATCGCCAAAGCAAATCGCATGGGCTGAATCTATCCGCGCGAAAGCCTTAGCCTCGAAAGACAACAATCCTATCGTTTCAGATGAAGAGTTTTATGGCTCAAATGAGGAAGCCGCAAAACGCTTTGGATGGGATGTCGAAGATTTCAAGATCGCTTGCAAAGCTATCTATGACGCGGCACACGCGGCCCGCGGCGCGCTCCTAAAGCAGGACGATGCGAAATGGTGGATCGATAATAACCATCGTGTCGATTCTTATGCTCGCGACGCTGCTGAGAAAGTCAAGATACATTACGAGCGCATGCTCAATGCCGCCAAGAAAACGCGGGAAGCCCAATGAGCGACCCGTTGGACCTGTCAATCCTCACGGATGATCAATTGGTAGGGCTGGCTCGCCTGATTGCCGCTGAGGCAGGACGCCGGAAATATGATCTCCAGGTCGCCATGAAATCTGCGGTCCTGGAAGAGAGTGAGGCTATGCGCATTGCAGCACTCTCGAATGACGCCGAGCTCGCGGCTATTCGAGATGCGCAGCGCAAGAGGATTGAAGAGGAAGCCCGTGCAGCCGCGCGCGCCGCCAACCCTCCACCACCGCCGCCATTAAATCCACAAGAGCGCCTTTGGGCAAAAAAAAAACGCGATGCCAGAATGATAGACGAAACACTTGGCTCCGGCTGGACGCTAACCGTCTGGCAGAATAAGGAAAAAACCGAGAGGCGTGTTTATTTCGACGGCCCTGGTCTACGCACAAACCGCTATGGTGGAAAAGAAGGGCCTCACGCGATCTATTATCACACCGGCAATAGCAAAAATGCGCCGGGGAAACTTACCACATCGCAAATTGATTCCAAGATCAAGCCGGTTTTGCTCACGATAGCTAGGCACACGGCGAAAAACTGGAGCTCCGTCACCGTCGTTTGCGACGAGGCCAAATCCGCCGAAGTGCCTGAACTGCCATTTCCTGAGGAATACCTTAAAATGAGGCAATCCGCATGACAACCCTGCCTGCAAATCCTCTCGCCTCGCTTATCAAGCGGGCGGCAACCACCCTTCCGGCACATACGGGGGCAACCCAAAAGGTTAGCTCGCGGATGACCGGAAGTAGTGGGGCGATCCTCATTGTCGCCGATGTATCCGGCAGCATGAGCGAAAGCACCGGAACGCGGCGAAAAATCGATATCCTTCGCGAGGCCGTGAGCCAAAAGCCGGAGAATGCCAGGCTGATCGCGTTCTCGGCTATGGCCCATGAGGTAAGCGAGCTTCCAGACCCCAACGGCGGCACAGCGCTTCATCTCGCGCTCGAATTAGCGGCGCGTTACAAGCCCGCCACAACGCTTGTGATTTCAGATGGCCAGCCAGATGATAAGGCCATGGCTCTTGCGGCTGCGCGGGCTCTGACCGGCATCATCAATGTGCTTTATTGTGGCCCAGATGGTGATCAAGAAGCGATCCTGTTCATGCAGGCGCTAGCGCGCGCTGGGCTTGGATCGGTGGTTGTCCGGCCATTTTCCATAGGCGCGACAGCACTAGCCGGGGATATCAAAAGGCTAGCCCTTCCCAAGGCATGAAAACCATGAATTACAACACTTGGTTCAAGCGGATAAGTATCGCCATGCGGCTAAAGCGGCACGATATCGTCAAAATTATGGATCTCGCGGGTGCGCCAGTAAGCTCATCTCGTGCTGATGGCTGGTTTCGCCGTTCAGACGATAAAAACCGTGCAGCATTGATGACCCATGACGAGTTCGATGTTTTTACAGATGGCCTCACCAAATGGGCAAAAAACGAGATCGCTACCGATGAATAAGACGCATGTCCTAACCCTTGAAGCAATCGGTGACAATTACGTTTGGGCAACAGCCCGCGCCACCCGGATCCGGGCACCGGTAAGCCAACGCAAGCGCATGGAGCTCCTAAGACGCGATGGCCTAAAGGCCATGGTCAAGGAGGTTACGGGTTTTAACGGCAGCCAAGTCATGGGCCAGCTTGTTGCGTTTGGCCGAGACCACACAGAGGCAAATTCCGTTGGGAGCCGCGGGATCAAACAGGTTTATCTTTTGGAAAACAGGAGCATCTATTGGATCAGGCAACCGATATCCTGGAGCAAGTCCAGGGAGTTCTATGCGATCGTGGAGGACGGGGATTTGATCGAAATATCGGAGACAGAAGCCAGAAGCTGGCTCTCAAAAAACCACTAGATATCGATGTTTTTACGGCTGCGAGCGAACGGATCGCGCTAGTATTTCAACGGTTCACAAACGTTTACATCTCGTTTTCCGGCGGCAAGGACAGCTCGGTTATGTTCGATCTTTGCGCGGCGGAAGCGCGGCGCACTGGCCGAACGTTCGGCGTGCTCTTTGTTGATCTTGAGGCGCAGTATGCAGCAACGATCAACCACGTCGAGGAGATGTTTGCGCGGCATGCTGATGTCGCCAGGCCATATTGGGTAGCGCTGCCATTGAGCCTCAGAAACGCCGTGAGCGCCTATCAGCCACAGTGGTTGTGTTGGGACCCGGATCAGCGCGACTTATGGGTCAGGCAACCGCCAAAAGGCGCGATTACCGATCCCAAGCAGTTCCCGTTTTTCGAAATCGGGATGGAGTTCGAGGATTTCATTTGTGACTTTGCTCACTGGCATTCGAACGGGGAACTAACGGCTTGCCTTGTCGGCATCCGTTGCGACGAGAGCCTTAATCGGTTCAGGGTTCTTATGGGCAGGGCCACGCGATTTGAGGGGCATCGCTGGACTGTTTGGAAGCGCGGGAGCGTCTTTAACGTCTATCCGATCTACGATTGGCGCGCGGACGATATCTGGACCTATTTCGCGCGATCCGGTGCGCCCTATAACGATATTTATAATTTAATGCACCGGGCCGGGCTTAGTATTCATCAGATGCGGATTTGCCAGCCGTATGGCGATGACCAGCGCAAGGGGCTATGGTTGTTTCATATCCTCGAACCGCGCACATGGCCGGCCGTGATCGCCCGCGTTGCCGGGGCGAATAGCGGCGCACTTTATGCGCGAGATTCCGGGAACATTCTCGGCAATATCCGGATCAAGCGGCCGCCAGGCCATAGCTGGGAGAGTTTCGCAAAACTCCTGCTCGCCAGCATGCCGGAAAAGACCCGACTCCATTTCGAGAACAAATTTGCCGTGTTCATCCAATGGTATCGGCTGCGCGGCTATCCGCACGGCATCCCCGATGAGGCCGACCCGAAAGAGGAGGCTGCCCGGCGTGTTCCATCCTGGCGGCGGCTTTGCAAGGCGCTACTCAAGAACGATTGGTGGTGCAAAAGCCTTGGTTTTGGCCAGCACGCAAGCGGCAGCTATGAGCGCTATCTCAAGATTATGAAAAAGAGGAGGGCTGAATGGGGTCTTTAGTGCAGCACGCTCTTATTGTTGAGGCGAGGGAATTAGCGCGGCGCATTGGCGAACTTCCTGAAATTGACCGGATCGACACACTCAATCAGGTCAAGCGTGCCCTCCATGAGGTCTCGCCATTTAAAAATGAGCCCGTCGATTGCGTCGAGTGGGTTCCGATCGAAGAGGTGCAGGCCAACCATTACAATCCGAACACGGTCGCACCGCCTGAGATGCGCCTTCTTGGTCTCTCGATCGACGCGGACGGCTATACGCAGCCCGTGGTGACCTTTCCGGAGAATGACCACCTCACCGTCGTTGACGGCTTCCACCGTAGCCGGATCGCCCGCGAAAACAAAGCAATCCGGAGCCGCGTGAAGGGGCACTTGCCGGTCGTTCGCATCCGGGCCGAGCGTCACGGCGAAACAGACCGGATGGCTTCCACGATACGTCATAATCGAGCCCGCGGGCGCCATGGCGTCGACGAGATGTCGAAGATCGTGTCGGAACTCACCAAGAAAGCATGGCCGGACGAGAAAATTGCCAAGGAACTCGGAATGGATCAGGATGAGGTTTTGCGCCTAAAACAGATCACCGGCCTAGCCGAGCTATTCGCAGACCGGAATTTTAGCATGGCTTGGGACATTGATGAGCGCGAACTGTGTTCTAGGGAGTCGATTATAGAATGCTCGTAATCTCGAACAACGGCAGAGAGATCGCATCAACGAACTATTGGCAATCTGAATATGCCAGGCGTGGAATACTATATCTGAGCGTCAATTCTGGAGCTTTCCGGTTATTGCTGCCTAAAATCCTTGAGATCGCGCTTTCCGACATGAAAACCGCACGAGAAGCGATCATATCGCGGGGACCGTGGCCGGATAAAAACCGCGCTGACGCCATTGAGGTGCTGTTCGAGGATGGCAGCGATAAACCATTCGCTCTGCTTTTTGGAACGGAGCAGATCGATAGAATGCCTAGCGTGGCTGACGAGGGAAGACGTGGTTTGGAATGCTCAGTATGGAGCAACGGGCCTAGCCCTGTCAAAGCCCTTTCTCTCCCGGCCGCATACCGGCGCGTTAAGAGCCTGCCATGCTTAGAGGATCTCTAGCTACGAACATAAGTGGCGTCTCGAAGGACGCTCAAACGCCCCGCGATGCTCTTGGCGGCATCTACGGTACAAAAAGGGAGTCAAGTATATAAGTCCCTTTTTTATGGGCGACGAAATGGATCACCAACGCAAGTGCGGCGACTCCTACTTCGCCGCTTCGTGCGGCGGAGCGCCGCTGACCATCGTGCGGCAATATGTTGAAGACCAAAGAAAGGGCGCGCATTTTTCCGTCAGCTAAAGCAGACGCCACGACGCCTTATGCGGGTCGCATATTTTTCCTGTTGACAAATATATGCGTCTATGTCGTTAATCTAGGCAGGATCCAAAAATACGCCCCAAACCCGCTTCTGGCGGGTTTTATTTTGCCCGGAGTGACGTGGACAACGATCATTCAACGACAGAGGACGGCGCGGAGCCGAGCGTCAAAATCACCGCCCGCATGGAGCAGAAAACCCGGCGCAAGACCGTCCGCTATAGCCGAGCGCTCGGTTTGAAGATTTGCGACCGCATCGCCTGTGGCGAGACCCTGCGTCAGATCGAGCGCGACGACGAGATGCCCAACAGGGTCACGATTGTGCGTTGGGCAAACCGCGACGTCGATGGATTCGCGGCTCGCTACGACAGGGCGCGGCGGATCAGGCTAGACCTGATGGCCGACGAGATCATCGACATCGCCGACGACGCCCGCAACGACTGGATGGAGATCGAGTTGAAAAACGGCGAGAGCCAGGTCGTTCTCAACAAGGAAGCCGTTGCCCGATCCCGGCTCAGGGTCGACAGCCGCAAATGGATGCTGTCGAAATTGCTTGAAGACTATTCCGACAAGGTGGCGGTCGCTCATACCTCGACGCCCGTTGAAGTCAACCATTCCCACAAAGTTTTACTCGACACCGATCAGCTGAAAGCGTTGCCTCTGGATGAACTTGCGCGACTCTATCGAGAGGAGATTGCTGCGCCAGCGGCTTCTGTCCACTAGACCGGAGCTAATCCCGATCGAGATTGAGATGTGCAGGCGCGACATCCTGCACTGGTTTCATTGGTGGGTTTGGACCTACGATCCAAGGCGCACCGAGGGCGGCGACATTTCGTGGCTGCCGCTTGATCTGTTCCCGCGCCAAGTCGAACTCGTGAATTGGCTCGACGAGCGCATCGTTAACCGCGAAGACGGCCTGGTCGAGAAAAGCCGAGAGATTGGTTTCACCTGGGTCGTCGGCGGCTATGCCGCGCATCGCTGGCTGTTTCATCCGGGGTTCAAGACCACATTTGCGAGCCGCGTCGAAACGCTTGTCGATCGAGCCAACGACCCGGATTCGATTTTCCAGAAAATTCGCATGCTCATTCTGGGCTTGCCCCATTGGATGTTGCCGCACGGTTTCAGCGAGCGGAAGCATTTCAATTACATGCGGATCATCCACCCTTCGCATCAAGGCATCATTGCTGGCGAGACGGGCGATAACGCAGGTCGCGGCGGACGCTCCTCGCTCTACGTGATCGACGAGGCCGCGTTCATCGACCGCGCCGATCTGATCGATGCCGCAACGACGGCAAACACCTATACGAGGATTTGGGGGTCCACGGTCAACGGACCCGGAAATCTGTTCTATCGCAAGCGTTTCGGAGGAACGCTGGCGCCGCGCCAGATTTTCCGCTTCCACTACTCCGACAACCCGCTCATGACGCCCGAGCTCATTGCCAAAATGAGGGCGAAGACCGAGCCGTTCAAATGGGCGAGCGAATACGAAATCGACTATGCGGCCTCCGTGGAAGGCATCTGCATCCCGTCGAGCTGGGTCGAAAGCGCCAAACGCATCGGCAAGCTTGTGAAGATCGAACCTGCCATCGAAGGGATTGCCGGTGGCGACGTGGGTGCCGGCAAAGCGAAATCGGTGCTCGTGCCGAGGTTCGGGCCTGTGGTCGGGATACCGAAATCCTGGGGCGAGCCCGACACCATCGAAACCGCGCACAGGATGCTGGATGCGTGCCAAGCGGCCCAGATGGTCAAATCCAACGGCGTCGCATGCAAAGTTCGATCGCTGCGCTTCGACAACGTGGGGGTCGGCCAAGGTGTCGAGGCGGCGCTTGCCCATGCCCAGCGTTCGTTTCTAACGACCATCGGTGTCAATGTCGGCATGCCGCCGACCGATATGGACTGGCCCGACGGCGAGACCAGCGCCGACAAGTTCGCGAACCTTAAGGCGGAAGCCTGGTGGCTGATGCGGGAACGCTTCAAGGCGTCTCACGAGAAGCTGTTTTTTCTTGAAGGCAGAGACGGCGGCCAGGATCACCCCGTCTCCGAATTGATCGTTTTGCCCGACGATACCGAAGGCCCAGATGCGACTGCGCTTGCAAGCCAGATCAGTCTTGTCAAATGGACGCGGAACGAGAAGGGCAGGATCGCCATCGAATCGAAAGATCGCCTTGCCCGCCGCGGCATCGCTAGCCCCGACTACGCCGACGCGCTCGTCCTGACATTCACCGGATATTCGGCCGTGGAGGTCTGGATGCAACTCGCAAGCAACACCTGACATCGTGGCACGCATTACCAAGCGGGCGCAGAAGGCCGCCGCCAAAGCCGAACAAGACCTGAAGAAGCAGTTCGAGACGGCGGACGCCCGCGTCGCCGATTCGTTTCAGAACTTCGCGTTGCAGGTGGGGCTCGGTACCGACAATGCCATGTCGGCGTCGACCTACGGCTTCAACCCGATTTCCCGCAACCGAATCCTGCTTGAGTGGATTCATCGCGGTTCGTGGATCGGTGGCCTTGCCGTCGATCTGTTCGCCGACGACATGACCCGGGGCGGCATTGATATCCAGTCGAGCGTTCCGCCGGAAAACATCGAGAATCTGCAACGCGCGTTCGTGCGTTGCAAAATTTGGCAAGCAATGAACGAGACCGTGAAATGGGCGAGGCTGTATGGCGGCGCCATTGCGGTGTTTCTCATTGACGGCCAGGATCCTGCGACGCCGCTTCGTGTCGAGACCGTCGCCAAAGGGCAGTTCAAAGGGCTTTGCGTTTTCGACCGCTGGATGGTGCAGCCAAGCCTTGAAAACCTCGTGACCGACATCGGCCCCGAGATCGGCATGCCGAAATTTTACACGGTGGTCGCGGATGCCCCTGCGTTGATGCGGGCGAAAATCCACCACAGCCGCGTCATCAGACTTGACGGGATCAAGTTGCCGTACTGGCAGCGGATCTCCGAAAACCTTTGGGGCATTTCTGTTCTTGAGCGCCTTTACGACCGGCTTGTTGCGTTCGACAGTGCCTCGTCCGGGATGGCGCAGGCGATGCACAAGATGCACCTGCGCATCATCAAGCTCAACGGCTTGCGCAAGCTCATCGCTGCCGGCGGACCTGCTTATCAGGCGGTGCTGCAGCAGGTCTCCATGATGCGGCGGTTCCAGACCAATGAGGGCATTACCATCCTCGACGGCGAGGATGAATACGTCCCAAACCAGATCAACATCGGCGAGGGCTTCTCAAGCGCCCTGATTCAGTTTGGGCAGCAAATCTCAGGCGCGTTGCAGATCCCGCTTGTGCGGCTTTTCGGGCAATCCCCGGCGGGCCTGAACTCGACCGGCGAAAGCGATCTGCGCACCTATTACGACGGTATTTGGGAAAGCCAGGAGAACGATCTTCGGGTACCGCTTACGAAGATTTGCCGCATGATCGCGCAGTCCGAGGGCATCGCGCTTCCCGACGAATTCGATTTCAAGTTTAAGCCGCTGTGGCAGTTGAAGGACACCGAGAAGTCCGACATCGACGCCAAGGATACCGCAACGGTCCTTGATGCCCACGAGCGCGGCATCATCGATCACGCCACCGCATTGAAAGAGATGCGGGAGCGCGGGCGCAAGATCGGGTACTGGGACAACATTACCGACGAGCTGATCAAACAAGCCGAAGAGAATCCGGCTCCAAGCGCCGCCGAGATGCAGGAGCAGGGGAATGGTTTGCCCGGCGCTCCGGCGGCACAAGGTGGCGAGGGCGGTGCCAAAGCCGAACCTGATTTGCTGCCCAAGGAACGGCTGACCTCTGCGATCCCGCAAAAATCCGGGGCGGAATGATGCGCATCGCGACTTTAAGCCCTCAGCAAACCCGCGACCTCGCCCGACGGGAAACCCGCGAAGAGCGCCTCGGTTGGGCGCGCGTTCGACGCGCCGAAACGCAATACGCCATTCAGCTCAGAAGCCTCGCAAAACAGATTGGTCTCATCGTCACGGGCATGTGGCCCGAGGAGCCGGAAGGCAGGATCGCTGCAGCTTTGATGGCCTATGCCGAACTGATTGGCCCTTGGGCGCAAACCACGGCGGCGCGCATGCTTGCGGACGTGTCGCGGCGGGACCAGGCGCAATGGAACCGGATCAGCCGGACGATGCGCCGCAGCCTTCGGCAGGAGATCGAAACCGCGCCCACGGGTGCGGCCTTGAAGCAGCTCCTCGACCTGCAGGTGCAATTGATCACGTCGCTGCCGATCAACGCCGCAAAACGTGTCCACGACCTCGCCGTCGAAGGTTTGCAGACCGGCGATCGAGCAAAAGAGCTTGCCGCTCGCATTCTTGAGACGGGAAGCGTGACGGTATCTCGCGCAAACCTCATCGCGCGCACCGAGACAGCTCGAGCGGCATCGACGCTTGTGCAGGTTCGCGCTCAGCATGTGGGCTCGACGGCCTATATTTGGCGGACGAGCGGCGACAGCGACGTCCGGCCGCTCCATCGCAAGCTCAATGGCCATGTATTCCGTTGGGACGACCCGCCGATTGCCGGGGAGCGCGGAGAGCGAGCACATCCAGGCTGCATCTATTCATGCAGATGCTTTGCCGATCCAGTTATCCCGGAACAGCTCTAAAAATGCGTGTGCCTTCGTTCCGCGAATTCTGGGATGCTTGGGAGGATCTAGGAATGAACGCGCTCAAGAAAAGCGAAATCACCTGCCTCGTCATCGCCCGTTACTACTGAACGGAGAGCCGCGCAAAGCCTATCGGCCCGAAGCCCACGATCGCACCGTGAAGCGGCGTTCGCCGAGATAGCCCGCCTTACAGCGGCACCAATTCCTTAAAACCCGGAGACCCTTGATGCGCTTTCTGAAGCTTGCGCTGGCAGCGCTGCTGCTTGGCGTGCAGGCGCTTGCCGCGCTTGCGCAGACCTATCCGACGACGTCGCCCGTCTATATCCCGCAGGCCGTGCTTGCGTCCTGGTCGACGCTGACGGGGACGGGCGTCACGACGAACTTCGTCGTGAATGGCTCCGGAACCATGCTCATCCGTGTCGCAGGCACGTTTTCGGTGCTGGCGGCGCAGGTGCAGGTCACGGAACAACCCGCGACCACGGCAAGCCCGACGTGGACGGCAGTGCCGGTCGAGACGGTCGGCGGTCCCCGCGTCGGCACTATTACCGCAACCGGGCTCTATCGCCTCAACGTTGCAGGCGCAAAACAGGTGCGAGTGAACGTCTCGTCGCTGACTGGCACCAACGTTATTTTTAGCGCGGCGGCAGGCTCTGGCGATCACTTCGTCTCCACGTTGTCAACTCAAAGGCAGACCTATTCTGCAACCGTCGTCGCCCTTGCGGCGGCGACCAGCGCCACGGATTTTCTGACCATAACGGGCAACGCCTCGACGACCGTTCGTTTGCTGAACGTTACCTGCTCGGCCACCGGCACTCTTGGTGCCGTTCCCTTGGTGGGCATAGTCCGCAGCAGCGCCGACAGCGGCGGCACATCCTCGACGGTGACGGCAGTCGCCAACGATCAAAACGATGCGGCAGCGCAAGCCGTCGTCAAATCCTACACCGTAAATCCGTCCTCGCTTGGCACCGCCGTCGGCACCGTTCGCGCCGGGGTTCTCACGGTCACGCCTGCGTCGTCCACAACGGTCGGCGCGCAGGAGGTCTCCTGGGATTTCGGCATACACCCGGGCGAACAGGAAGTCGTGCTGCGTGGCACCTCGCAGGTCTTTGCGGTCAACGGCAGCGGCAGTTTCGCGGCCTCGACGCTTCCGACCTGCTCACTGACATGGACCGAAGAATAATGCGAGCGCTGAAATGGTCTTTGGTGGCCGGTCTGTTCATTCAGATCGCCGCCTTGCACGTGCCGGCTGACGCGGCACCGACAGCCGGGATCGCTTTGAGCGCACCTCACGCTGCGCGTGTCACGTTTCTTGCCCCAAGCCACAAGCGGCTGAAAAAGCTGTTTCGAGGATCGTGATGCGTTTTGCTGCCGGTCTCGCCGCGCTGTGTCTTGCCGCACTCGCGGCGGGACAAGCGGCGGCGCAGAATCTTTCCACCGAAGGCTCCGCAAGCTTCGTCGCAAGCGGGCTGACGACGACCGTGACCACGGTCAAAACAAGCGCCGGCATGCTGTCGTGGTTTGCGTGCTCGAATTCCAATGCCAGCGCCGAGTTCGTGCAGGTGTTCGATACCACGTCGAGCGTAACGCTCGGCACGACCACGCCCAAACTCGCGTTGCCCATCGGCCCGTCTGGCGTAACCGCCCTTGCGATCCCAATCGGCTCGAATTTCTTGAACGGCATTAAGATCGCAGCCACGACCACGCCCACGGGATCGACGGCGCCCGGCACTGCGCTGAACTGCTCAATCGGTTATTTTTAAGCCCCGCTCGCGTGACCGACCGTTACTACACCACCGAGCAGCTCAGCCCTCGGCAACATCTCACGCCCGAAGGGTTCCTCGTCTGCAAAGGCACCGCGCTTGCCCGTACCGGCGAGTTGATTTACGGGCCCGGTGAGACGCCCATCGAGCCAGGCCCCGATGGCATCACGCGTATTGAGCGGACATCCGATGAGGTGTTTGCGCAGGAAGCCATGGCCAGCGCCGAAGGCAAGCCGATCGTAAACGAACACCCGTCGAGCGACGTGACGCCGGAGACCTGGAAAGAACTTGCCCTGGGCCACGTCATGAACGTGCGCCGCGGAGAGGGGCCGGAAGGCGATCTTTTGCTGGGCGATCTCTTCGTCACCGACAAGGACGCCATCGCGGCGATTCGCGACGGCAAACGCGAACTCTCCTGCGGCTATACCGCCGATTACGACGAGACCGCGCCAGGCCGCGGCCGTCAACGCAACATCATCATCAATCACGTCGCGCTCGTCGAGCAAGGCCGCTGCGGCCCCCGCTGCTCCATCGGCGATGCCAAACCGAAAGGCGCTTCCATGCCCGCACCCCATCGCAGCCGTTTTCAGCGCTGGCTCGACAAAGCCAGAGGGCATGCGCTCATCGGCGACGAGCAGGCGGCGGTCAAGATGTTGAAGGAAGGGCCTGAAGTTGAAACTGCTACGGATTCGGATGAAAACGCCATGAACGAACACCACACCCACATCCACATCGGCCGCGGCGGCCGCATGGGCGACGACGCCGACGAAAACGAAGGGAAGGGCGGCAACGAAGCCGAACACTCCATCGACGCCAAGGTCGCAAAGCTCGAAGAAACCGTCGGCGGTCTTGCCGAAGCCGTTTCCAAAATCATCGCCATGCTCGAAGGCGCCGCTGGCAAAGGCGCAGAGGGCAAGTCTGGCGACGACGCCATGGAAGGCGAAGAGGAGGAGATGGCCGACAGCGGCAAAGGCAAACGCAAAGGCCGCGACTCCGACGAAGAAGGCAATAAAGAGATCGAGGGCCGTCTTGAGGAAGAAGCCCCTCCCGGCTCCGAGGAAAAGGCCAAGAAAGCCCGCGACAGCGCCTATCTGGTCGACAGCTTCAAGGAAACCGTGGCGCTTGCCGAGATCCTCGCCCCGGGCATCCGGATCCCCGCATTCGACCGCGCCGCAAAGCCCGTTGACGGCTACAAGACAATCTGCGCGCTGAGGAAGCAGGCCCTCGACCTCGCCTATCATCAGCCCGCCACCCGCAGCATTATCGAGGCGGTGAACAACGGCAGGCCTCTCAAGGCGTCGGCAATGACCTGCGACAAAGTTCGCACCGTGTTTCTTGCCGCGGCCGCTCTCAAGAAGAATGAGAACGCATCCAATCTTTCGATGCGCAGTTCCATCGATCCGCTTTCGGGCGGCTTCACCGAACCTTCCGGGCTCCATTCTTTGGCGGAGCTGCAGGAGATCAACGACAAATTCTATCAGCCGAAGCAGTGAGCTTGAGGAAAGGAGTTTAAACCCATGCTCATCAATCCTTTCCGCTGGCTCGCCGGCGGCATCCTGTCCCCCGGCAAGGAGGGCATCGTCCAGCATTTCACCCGCGACGGCGCTTTCGTCGGGCAAACCGACATCGCCTATCGCAAGGGCCGTTTTGTCGGGCGTTTCTACACGAAGGATGCCTTCGACCCCATGGCGCTTCAGTTTAGAGCGTCGGCAGGTTTTCCGGGCTCCGTGACGCGCATGAACCCGGCCACCATCGAGCCCGCCCTCGTCGACAGCGCGGCGCCGCCACTCGGGTTCGGATATGCCGTGATCGCGGACATTTCTTCGACGGAAGGCGTTCGTCAAGTCGCATCGGGTGACTCAAGCCTCACCGACATCTACGGCGTTGTGGTCCGCTCCTTCCCAGGCCAGGATCCGGGCGTCGCCGGCGCCTACGGTGCGCTCGGCTTCAACGCCGGTTCACCGCCGACCAAGGGCACCATCGACATCCTTCGTGCGGGCTACATCATCGTGCCCCTGAACGGCTCTGTCTATAAGGGCAGCCCCGTCTATGTGTGGTGTGCGGCATCGTCCTCGCCCCACGTGCAGGGAGCCTTCGAAGCTGCGGCTAGCTCCGGCAACACCATCAGCATCGCCTCGGCGAAGACGACCTACAACGGTCCCGCCGACGTGAACGGCAACGTCGAACTCGCGCTCAACATCTAAGGATAGAAACCCTAATGCGTGCTCTCCCTAACGAGTATGCGGTTCCGCGTTTGGCAGGGCGCGCCCGCACCATCGACAACGCGCTGACTTTCGACGGCGCGGTTTCCCAAAACGCCTGGCGCGTCCACGATTCGAGCGGCACCGCCTATGTGCCGGGCCATTCGCTGGGCGGAACTTATTCGCGACGGGTCAAAATCCGCGACGCCAACGGAGCGTGGCAAACTCGCGTCATGACCTTCGACTCGACCGGCGCCTTTCTTGTCGGCGAGCTTGAGCGTCTCGACCAAACCTTCCACATGCCGCTCGTCGCGGTATCGTGGCAGCGGGACATCAAACTTCGGCAGGACGTCACGCTTGCCGACGAGATTTCGTCCTTCACGCTGTCGACCTTCGGGACGCCGGGCAACCTCGGTACCGGTTCGGGCATCGGCAACGGCAAGCACTGGTCGGGCAAGAACTCGACGGAGATCGCGGGCGTCTCGCTCGATATCGCCAAAAAGACCTTCCCGCTGACGCCGTGGGATATGGAGCTGCAGTATACGATCTTCGAACTGGAATCGGCGGCGAAAACCGGACGTCCCGTTGATCGGCAGAAGTTCGATTTCATCAAGCTTCAGCACCAGATGGAAATCGACGAGCAGGTCTATTACGGCGACACCACGCTCGGCGTCGGCGGTCTTGTGAAATGCGAGACGGCGACGAGCTATAGCAACGCGTTTGTGAGCAATTACTCGAACGCTCCGAACGGCGCTCAGGGTTCCTCGCAGTGGGCCAATAAAACGGCGGACGAAATCCTCACCGACTTCAACACGCTGATCAGCTCCACATGGCAGGCGGCGGCGTGGGCGGTTATTCCGCGCAACATTCGCATCCCGCCCGCACAGTTCGGCTACCTCTCCACGGCAAAGGTATCTCAGGCCGGCAATATGTCGATCCTGAAATACGTCATGGAAAACAACGTGCTTACCGCAGCCGGTGAAGGCAACCTTGATATCAAGCCGCTGAAGTGGTGCATCGGCGCCGGTGTCGGTGGCACGATCGGCACGACCGGGACGGTCGACCGCATGGTGGCTTACACCAACGAGCAGGAGTACGTTCGCTTCCCGATGACCCTAATGGCCAATACTCCGATCCAGTATCAGGGCATTTACCACAAGCGCACATACTATTGTAAGCTTGGTGTCATAGAAATGCCGTACCCTGAAACAGTCGGATATATGGACGGCATTTGATCCATGGAAGAAGAGCAAAAGCTTAACGACGAAGAACTGGCGGCTATCGAAAAAGCCGCCAAGATGAACGCCGATCTATTGTCTCAGATTGGCAGCAAACCCGCGACGCCGAGCCACGTGAAACACTTGCGCAAGGGCAGTGAACCCTTGGTGCCCGTGACGGTGCCGAAGCAATTCACCTATCGCCCCGATCATCATGGCGTCGTCGTCGTCCATGCCGGTCACCAGGAGATCCCCGAGCATTGCGCCGACCACTGGTGGTTCAAGGCGAATGGCGTGAAGCGCATTGATATCGTCGAGCAGGCCGCTCAGAAAGCGCTTGCCGCGCCGTTCGCGCCGGGCGAGCCGCAATTTGGCGAGGAGCAGCCCGCCAAACCTAAGAAGAGGCCCAGCTGATGCCACTGACATCCAAAGGCGAAGAGATCAAAGCCAATATGGAGCAAGAATACGGCTCCCAAGAAGGCGAGCGCGTGTTTTACGCCTCGAAGAACGCGGGCACCATCAAAGGCGTCGACGCCGCTCCATGCGCTGCGGATGCCACGCTCGACAATACCGAAGCGTCACGAGACTATAGCCTGCCGCCGCCGATCTGGATGAAGTGCGAGAAGTGACGATCAGTCAAGCGACCTTCGTTCAGGACTATCCTGAATTTGCGAACGAGACGAATTACCCGCCGAGCGCCGTCGCGTATTGGGCGAGCCTCGGCACGATTTTGCTGACAACCGAGGTTTGGGGTCCGGGGGCCATAACGCCTTCGGCCCCGCCGACGACCATCTTCGACATCGCGCTTGAGCTGTTCGTGGCCCATAATCTGGTGCTCGAAAAGCAGGCGCAGGATGCCGCAGCCAATAACGCAGCGCCGGGCGTCTCGCAGGGGCCCGTGGCAAGCAAAGGCGTCGGTCCCGTCAGCGTGTCCTATGACACCCAGGCCGGTCTTGATCCTAATGCCGGGCATTGGAATTTGACGACCTATGGCACGAGGCTGTGGGATCTGATGATGAAGTTTGGCGCCGGTCCCGTGCAGATCACGGGAGCGCCTGGGCCTTGCGGGCCGGGCTACGGGTCGCCGTGGTATGGTCCCGTTATCGACCAAGGCTGGGCGTGGTAATGACGACCGCACGTGTCATCAAAGACAATACCGCCGAGGTCATGAAGGCGATCGAGCTGCTTGCCAATACCCGCGTCATGGTGGGCGTGCCGGCCGAAGAGGCGTTGCGGCAGCCGGAGCCCGGGGAGAAGTCGACACCGATCAACAATGCTGCGCTGGCATACATTCACGAAAACGGCGCTCCGGAAGCCAAGATCCCACCGCGCCCGTTTTTGAAACCTGCGGTCGCCGGGATGAGCGACGAGATCGCCTCACGCCTCAATACCATAGCCGACGCCGCGCTAAACGGTCGTCCCGAGGCGGTGTCGAAAGGTTTTCACGCGCTCGGACTTCGGGCGCAGGCCGCAGTGCGCAACAAGATCAACGAGGGCGTTCCGCCACCGCTCTCGCCGGTCACGATTAAAAGACGGCTCGCCAAAGGTCGGACGGGAACGAAGCCCCTCATCGACACCGGTCAGCTTCGCAATGCGATCACATACGTCATCCGCATGGTGCGTCCGGCTTAGATGCCGCAGATCGACGTCACCGATATTCTCGCCGACCCGTTCATCGCCGGTGAAACGTTTACCGTCATTCGCCGCCTTGAGGTTGTCGATCCTTACGGCCAGTCGCAGGTCACGACCCAAAGCTTCGCGGCATTTGGTTCGATCACGCCTGCTGGCGACAACAGCCTCGTGCGCGAAGAGGCCTTTCAAACGCAGGCCAAATCTATCACGGTAACGACAACGTTTCAGTTGCGCGGTCCTGCGAAAGACGGTTTTGGCAACACCTATCAACCCGATCTTGTCGCCTGGAAGGGCGACAATTTCATCGTGCGAAGCGTCAGCGATTTCTCGCAATATGGCGCTGGAATGGTGCAAGCGGATTGTACGTCGATCGACCTTGTCGATCAGCCGCCGTCGCACACGACCGCCGCACCCATAGACCTCGATTTCACCAATTCGAGGCTTTCCGACCAAATCCCGGCCTTGGACGGTGACGACTGATGCTGATCGAAGTGCGAGACGCTGCGGGCAACCCGCAATATGTCGCAGTGCAAAGCGTCGCAACGCCGACAGATCGGTCGGGGTCTATTGCTGCAACGGCCGTCTCACAAACGCTGATGGCGGCGAACAGTCTTCGATCGGGCTGGCTTGTGCAGAACACCTCGGCCGATGCCATGACGCTTAACGATCTTGGCACCGACGCAACGCAGCCAAACAGTTTCATTCTGGCGCCCGGTCAAAGCTTCCCGCCGCCGCGCTACCCTATCACCCAGGGCGCGATTACCATCGCAGGCCAGGCCGGAGACACTTTCGTCGCCCGGGAATGGTGACGGGTGACCGACTCCTCGACCGGCGGTTATCTTTCCCCCGCCGCAAGCCCTGCGCCTGTTGAAGGAGGCGCCCTCAATATCGTCATCCAGCAGGCCATCGTCGGCGTCACGGGCCTCGCCGGCAATTACGTGCGGCCGTCGTTTCAAGCCGAGCCGCCCGACAGCCCCGATGCAGGACAAGCCTGGTGCGCGTTCCGGTATCGAACAAGGCCGTCGGATGTCTTTCCCGCCATCGTGCATCAGTCTGCAGGAAACGGCCAGGATCAGCTTCAAAGGCATGAAGCCATCGACGTGCTGGCGACCTTCTACGACCAAGGCACCACCGGCCAAGCCGACGCCAATGCCGCTCTGTTGCGCGACGGTCTCGCAATCGCACAAAACCGCGAAGCGCTCCTCTCGAATGGGCTCGTCCTCGTCAGCGTTGGGGAATTGATTGCAGTCCCCGTACTGCTCAAACAGCGCTGGATGTATCGCGTCGACCTGCCCTTCGTGCTGCGCCGCGTCATCGCGCGCGACTACGCAGTCCTGAATGTCGAAAGCCTCGGCGGCACCATCGTGACCGATGCGGAGCCACCTCTTTCGGAAACCCTCACATAACCTGACAGTGGAGTGCCGATGGCCTCGGGCTTGCCGGTCTCGCGCCTTATAAGCGTGAGCGTAAATCTTTCTGCGCTCCCGACCCAGGCGCAGAACTTCAACAGCTGTCTGATTCTCGGCACATCCGCCGTGATCGACGTCGTGACGCGCATTCGCAGCTACGCGAGCCTTGCTGCCGTTGCGACGGATTTCGGCACCTCGGCGCCAGAATATCTCGCGGCCGTCCTGTGGTTCGAGCAGAACCCGCAACCGACGTCTCTGCTGATCGGTCGCTGGGCGAAAACGGCAAGCGCAGGCCAGCTCATCGGCGGCGCGGTTTCCGCCGCGAACCAGGCGGCAAGCGCTTGGACCTCCATCACCAACGGATCGTTCAAAATCCAGATCGACTCGGGGTCTTTGACGACGGTGACGGGGCTGAACTTCTCCGCCGTGACCAACATGAACGGCGTCGCCTCGGTGATCAACACCGCGCTTGAAGGGTTGTCGCCGTCGGCGTCGTGCGTCTGGAACGCGACCTACCAGAACTTTGTCATCACCTCAAACACGACGGGCACGTCGTCTCAAATCTCGTTTGCGCAGACGGCCGGGTCTGGGACCGACATCTCGGCACAGGCGGCCCTCACGGCGGCGACCGGTGCCTACCAGGCGGGCGGCATCGCCGCAGAAACCGCCCTTGCCGCCGTCACTTTGTTCGACACGAACTTTTCCTCGCAATGGTACGGGCTCGTCGTGCCTGGGGCCGCGCAGGCCGATCACCTCGCGATCGCGTCCTATATCGAGGCCTCAAGCAACCTTCATTATTACGGCGTCACCGACCAGGAAGCCGCGGTCCTCGTGCCGGGCGATACGTCGACGACGGCTTACCTTCTGCAGCAGCTCGGGCTGAACCATACTTGCGTTCAATACTCAAGCTCCAACGCGTATGCGGTCGTAAGCTATCTCGCCCGGATGCTAACGACCAACTGGTCGGACAACAACTCCGCCATCACCATGATGTACAAAACGGAGCCCGGCATCGTCGCGGAGAACCTGAACGCCACGCAAATTGCGGCGCTGGAAGCGAAAAACTGCAACGTCTTCGTAAACTATAACAACGGAACCGCCATCATTGAGATGGGCGTTTCTTCGTCAGGTCAGTTCACCGACACCATCGTCGGCGTCGACAGTTTGCGCGCGAACATCCAGACCAACGTCTACAATCTCCTCTACACCTCGCCCACCAAGATCCCGCAAACCGATGCCGGCATGCAGCAGATCGCGACCGCCATCGAAGCGGCGTGCGATCAATCGGCGCGCGACGGCCTTCTCGCCGCAGGCACGTGGGGCGGCTCCGGGTTCGGTCAAATCTCGACCGGCAGCTATCTGTCCAAGGGCTATTACATCTATACCCCGCCCCTCAGTTCGCAGGCGGCGGGGCCGCGCTCGGCCCGCGTATCGGTGCCTTTCCAGGTTGCCGCCCATCTCGCAGGCGCGGTTCATACCGCCAGCGTCGCCGTCAACGTCGCTTAAGGAGACGATCCGTGAATGTACCCATAGCTTATGCATTTTCCGCGATCGTGGCCTCGATCACGGGTCCGGGCGGCTCCTACAATCTCGGCTACGGCGCCGGAAACGCCGAGGACGCCATCCATGTGGACATGTCCGCCGACAAGACGACCACGACGACCGGCGCCGACGGGTCGATCATGCAAAGCCTGCATGCGAGCAACACTGGCACTATCACCTTTCGCCTGCTCAAGACCTCGCCCGTGAATTATTCGCTGAGTACGTTGTACAATGCCCAGCGGGGCATCGCCTCGCTCTGGGGTCAAAACGTCATCCGCATTCAGGACATCAATCGCGGCGACGTCATTCTCGGCTCGCAAATGGCCTTCGTGAAAGCGCCCTCGCTCGTTTACGCCACCGACGGCAACGTCAACGAATGGGCGTTCCGGGGCAAGGTCATCATGGAGCTTGGTGCGGGCGTGGCGGACGTCAATGTTTAATCCGCTCAACGAATTTGACGTCGGGGGGCATACCTATCGCGCCGGGCGGCTCATCGCACGCACGCAATTTCACATCGTTCGAAGGCTTGGCACTATAGCGCCGGCTTTTGGGCTGTTGCTGGCCCACGCCAAAGACTTCAAGAGCGCGCCGCTGTCCGTTGCGGAGCCCTTTCTAAAAGCGCTCGGCGACATGCCGGACGAGACCGCCGATTATATCATCGACGCCTGTCTCGCCGTCGTAGAGCGGCGGGACGGGTCGGGGCAGCGGAATTGGTTTCGCATTCAGGCCCCGAACGGGGCGCTTGCTTATGACGATATTGAGATGGCGGACATGCTGACCATGGTTTGGCATGTCCTGCAGGCCAACTTAAAGCCTTTTTCCTTCGGCGCCCTCTCCGCCGCGGAGACGCCCGAGGTGGCAGCGGCGACTGGCTCACGCTCCCCGACGGAGAAGACTTCCTCTTAAGGCCGGTGCGCGCCGGCATGTGCAAGTTTGAATCGCTTGTGGACGGCACGCTCGACCTTGAGCACGTCGCGCTGATGAACGATTTCATCGACATTGAGATCGAGAACACGCGGCGGGCCCGCGCGCTGAGGCCCGATGCCTGACAATATCAAGGAATATTTGATCGGCCTCGGTTTCAACGTCGACGATGCCGGGCTGTCGAAATTCAGTCTTGCGATCGGCAAATCGACCACGGAATTCGGGGCGCTCGGTGCGGTCGCGGCAAAGACCACGATTGCCATCGAAGAGTCGGTCGTCCGCGTCGCGCGGCAGTTCGAAGGGCTTTATTACGCGTCGCTCAGAACCGGAGAGACCGTCGCAGGCCTGCAGTCCATCGGTTTTGCCGCCCGTCAGATCGGGCTGACCACGGAGCAGGCACAAGGGGCCATTGAGCGCTTTGCGCTGGCGATGCGCACAAATCCCGGGCTTCAGGGTTTGGCCAGGCAACTCGGCGTCGGTCCCGGCACGCCGCTGCATCAGATCCAGCAACTCGTCGAAAACCTGAGATCGCAGCCGTACTACATCGCCCAGCGTTACGCCGACCTGTTCGGCATCGACGAGCGCACCTTTCAGATGCTGACTCTCGATCTCGAACGCCTTAAAGCAGAAGAGGACGATTTCTCGAAGCGGCAGCGCGAGGCGGGCGTCGATGCTGGAAAACTTGCAAGCGAATCGACGGCTCTTGGCCGTTCGCTGAACAGGCTTGAGATCAGTTTCGAAATTTTGGGCGAAGCTATCGCCTCGCGTTTCATCGGCCCGCTCACCCGCGCCATCGACAAGATGACCGACTTTGTGGGCGCGGTGAACAAGATCCAAGGGTCGAGGAATTTCCAGGCCGGCGTCGCGCAATTCTTCACCCGCGCGGCTGCGGGCCTTGGTCTCATCGATCAGAAAGACGTCGACGAGCTTGAGGGCCCGGATGCGTCCAAACCCGCAGCTGAGGCAGGTCAACCCGGCAAGGTGAATGCTGCCTACGTGATGAAATACTTTCAGGCGCAGGGTTATTCGCCTGCGGCGGCCGCCGCGATCGCGGCCAACGTCGCCAAGGAAAGCGGTTTCGATCCGAATTCTTACAATGCAGCCGGCGGCGGCAAAGGGGCTCGCGGTCTTTTCCAATGGCGCGGCACGAGACAACACGACTTTGCGAGGATGTTCGGCCATCCCCTCGAACAGTCCACGGCTGACGAACAGCTTACATTTGCGCAGTGGGAACTCACCCAGGGCGACTATTCGGGCGTCGGGCGCGTGTTGCGCGGGCCGCTGGCCGATATGGCGGGCCAAGGCGCCGCCATGTTTAGCCGCGATTTCGAGCGTCACGGCATCGCGTCCCAAGACGCCGCACGAGCGGCGCTCGCCGAACGGCTTCTCGTTCAGAACACGACGACCATCAACGTTCAGGGTGCCGGCTCGCCCAACGCCACGGCCGCAGCGGTGGCTCAGGAACAAACCCGTGTCAACGGCGATCTGGTGCGCAATTTGAGAGGTGCGGTGCAATGAAGACAGTGCATCACATTTGGCTCAAGGACGCCTGGGAAGAGGACAAGCACCCGCGCGCCGAAGGCGGCAAGTTCGCGTCGGCGCCAAGCGGCAAGCAGGCCAAGAAAACTGGCATGGACCCGTCGTCCATCCTCAATAAGGAGGACCGGCAGACCGTCCACGGAACGCCTGCGGCGCACGAATGGCTGACGAAGCATGGCGGCGAAGTGCCTGCGGCCAAAATCAGATCGCATGTTCCGAAACTGAAATTGGAAGAGCTCGATAAGCTGAAAGCGCTATCGGCGAAGCTGTCCGGGAAGTCCTGACGTGGCGCTCATCCCAGCCGGCCTGCCGCTGGCCGTGGCGGCCGCCGAATCGCTGCTTGGGCCTGTCTTGATCCTGCCGCGCAATATCGCGGGCTTCGTCGCCGACGTCACCATCGAGGAAATCCACCGGGACCGGCTCGCGATCACGCGCCATCCGGTCGAACAGGGCGCCGCGATCACCGACCATTCCTACAAGGAGCCCGCCGAAGTCACGATCCGCTGCGGCTTTTCCAATTCGAGCGTTGCCGCGCTCGGCAACCCCAATTACGTTCAGTTGATTTACCAACAGTTTCTCGCCCTGCAGGCGGGGCGGACGGTGTTCGACATCCTGACCGGCAAGCGCGCCTACACCAACATGCTGCTCGCCATGTTGCAGGTGACGACCGACGAGAAGTCCGAAAACGCGCTGATGATGGTGGCGGAATGCCATGAGATTATCATCGCGCAAACCCAAGTGGTCACGGTCGGCTCGACGTCCAACATGGCAAACCCGCAGCTGAACGGCGCGGTGCAAAACACAGGGTCGAACGCCCTGGGGCCCGCGAATGCCAACGGCTACAACGCCTCTCCTCCGGCGTTCTGATGGCGACCGTTTACGAAATTCCTCTGCAGGCCAACGCGCAAAGCTTTACCATCACGCTCGCAGGCGTCACCTACGGCATGCAGCTGATTTGGTGCGATCCGAACCAGACGTGGATCCTCGACATCTCCGATGTCAACGGCAACCCGCTCGTGCAAGGCATCCCGCTCGTCACCGGTATCGATCTGTTAGCGCAATACGACTACCTTGGGTTTGGCGGCGAGCTCGTCGCGCAGACCACCAACGACACCTATGCACCGCCCACCTATGACAATCTGGGCTCGACCGGAAACCTCTATTTCGTGACAAACCCCTGATGGAAAATATCCGCGAAAACGCGTGCGCGATCCGAGCTTTGACGCTCATGGATGCCCTTCTGAAAGACCACATCGTCGAGGAGAACGGCGTGGTCGGCTGGAAGAACCAGGCGACCGCCATGAAGGCGATTACGCAAGCGATGCTGGACGTTGAGCAGGCCGCACTCAGCGATTATCAAATCCTCATTTCAGGGCTGTGCCGCATCAACAAGCGCCGCGCGCTGCATGATCGCGTCGAACTCGCGACGCAACGGCCGATCCAGTCCGACGAATTGAGCGACATGATGGACCAATTCGAATCGATCGCGGGTCTTAAAGAAAAGCTTTGAGCGACCTTTATCTCCGGCAGGTCGGGCTTGTCGTCCTGTCCGGCTCAAAAGGGCTCGACCTTTCACAATTCAGGATCGTGTTTCGCATCCAGGCCGCCGACGCGGAAGCGCCGAGCACGGCGCACATCAAAATCTATAACCTCGCCACATCGACGGCGCGGTCCATCCAGAAGGAATATCAAGCCGTCACCCTGCAGGCCGGCTATCAGAACGGTCCCTATGGGGTCATTTTCAGCGGCACCATCAAACAGGTGAAACGCGGCAAGGAGATCGGCGGTGGTGGCAGCGTCGATTCCTACGTCGAGCTGCTGTGCGCCGACGGCGATCCCGCTTATAACTTCGGTGTGCTGAACAAAACGCTGGCTGCGGGTTCGACGCCGACGCAACGAGCGCAGGCGATCCAATCGGGCCTTGCTGCGAACGGCGTCAGTCAGGCCAATATCACGCAGCTGTCGTCAAGCACGGCGCCGACGGGCGGCATCCTTCCTCGAGGTAAGGTTCTGTTCGGGATGGCCCGCGATCATCTTGATGATGTCGCCGCATCGACGAACACGACCTGGAGTATTCAGAACGGTGTCCTGACCTTCATTTCGCTGACGGGCTATCTGCCGGGCGAGGCGGTGCAGCTCAACGCACGCACAGGGCTTGTGGGGACACCAGAAGCGACCGATCAGGGCATCAGGGTGAGGGCGCTGCTGAACCCCTTCATAAAAGTCGGGCAGCGCGTTGAGATCAACAACGCCGACATCAATCAGACCACGATCACGCAGCAAGGCTTCCCGCGCTATTCCGACATCAATTTTGTCGCCGACGTCACCGCCGACGGCTTCTATCGCGTTCTCGTTCACGAGTTCGACGGAGATAGCCGCGGGCAGCCGTGGTACTCGGAACTCATCTGTCTGTCGGTCGATGGCTCCGCGCCCGTCAATACGGCAGTGCAAGCCTACGGGTAAATCGGACCCTTAAGGATTTGCAGCGCGTCGCAGCAAATGAAAATTAAAACAGTGATCAACAAACGCATGCATAACTCCTCAACGCCGAACGGTGATTGCGCCTTGCCAAAAGCAATGTCTAGTGTGCTGCACATGTTTTTCACAAGCTTTTCGTAAGCCTTGGACCGCCGAGAACGCTTCGAAAACTCCACGGTTGCTTTTCGCGCTGCGCTCCGGGGGTGGCAGGCTCAACTCTGGACCGCGATACCCGGGATCTATCAAGGGCCCGGAAGCGCCGGCGGGAAGCAAACCGCCAATGTCCAACCCGCGATTCAAGCGCTCGTGCAAAACGAGCAGGGCGTCTGGTCGCCGGTCACTATGCCGCTGTGCGTCGATTGCCCCATTCTTTTCCCAGGCGGCGGCGGTTTTCAGCTCACCTTTCCGCTCAGCCAAGGCGACGAAGGTCTTCTCGTGTTCGCGTCCCGTTGCATCGACGCCTGGTGGCAATCCGGTGGAGTCCAGGCGCAAGCCGAGATCCGGATGCACGATCTGTCGGACGGATTTTTTCTTCCGGGCCAGCTCAGTCAACCCAAAGTGCCGGCAAGCTTCAGCACATCGACGACGCGGCTGACGAGCCTCGACGGCGAACTCTACATCGAACTCGCGAGCGGCCACGTCGCCAATATCGTGGCGCCGGGGGGCGTCAACATTTCAGGCACTCTTTCGGTCACGGGCGCCATCACGGCCACGGGCAACATCACGGCAGGGTCGGGCGGCGGAGATCAGGTCGATATGCAGAACCACACCCATGGCGGCGTCCAGACGGGCGGTTCGCAGACGTCGAAACCGACTGCGGGCACCTGATGCGAGTCCGCGCCCAGGATCAGAACGGCGACTACACTTTCGGTCGCGGAGCCGGAAACTTCCTCGTCGACAATAACGCCGCCGTTGCGCAGCTCATCCAGACCGCGCTCCTGCTTCAGCAGGGCGAATGGTTTCTCGACAGCACCGTGGGCACGCCATGGAGCACCGACATCCTCGGCTACGACACCGCGCCGCTTTACGACATCGCCATCCAGCAAGTGATCCTCGGCGTGCCGGGCGTGGCGTCGATCCAGAGCTATTCGAGCAACCTGAACACAAAAACGCGGGCCCTGTCCGTAAGCGTCACGGTGACCACGATTTATGATACGACGGCCTCGGTAAACGTGACGCTGTGACGACGCTCGCTCCGCAGATCAGCGCGACTGGGATTTCCGCGCCGAGTTATGCCGACATTCTGGCCGAACTTCAGAACGCCTATTATTCGATCTACGGCTCCGACGCTATCATCACGCCCGACACCCAGGATGGGCAATTCCTCGCCATTGTCGCGCAGGCGATCTACGATACCGGCCAGGCGTGCATCGCCACCTATAACGCTTTCGCGCCCTCGACGGCGCAGGGCACCGGCCTGTCGTCGATGGTGTCCATCAACGGCCTGACCCGCAAAGCGGCCTCAAACAGCACCGTCACGCTGACCATCACCGGCGTTGCCGGCACCGTCATCACAAATGGCATGGTGGGCGACAACCAGAACCTTAACACGGTTTGGGCGCTTCCCTCGTCGGTGACGATCGGCAGTGGCGGCACGGTCAGCGCCACCGCGACATCGACGACACTAGGAAACGTGTCGGCGGCCGCGGGAACCCTTGTCAACATTCTGACCCCGACGCTCGGCTGGCAAAGCGTCACCAATCCTTCGGCTGCGACCGTTGGTCAGCCGCAGGAGAGCGATGCCGCCCTTCGCATCCGCCAAGCCTCGTCGGCAGGTCTGCCCAACCTCACACCCCTTGAGGGCATCTACGCCGCCATCGCTGCCGTTGCCGGTGTCGGCCAGCTTGCGATCTTCGAGAACGACACCGATTCGACGAACGCTCTCACCATCCCGCCGCACTGCATCAGTTGCGTGGTGCAAGGGGGCACCATCGCTGCCGTTGCTGCAGCAATAGCCGCGAAGAAGAGCCCAGGCACCTCGACCTATGGGACGACGAGCAAGACCGTCATCGATCAGAACGGGGTGCCGGACCTCATCAACTTCTATCAGCTCGCCGAAATCCCGATCTATGTGCAGGTGACGCTGACCCCGCTCACTGGGTTCGTCTCGACCACAACCGCATTGATCCAACAGGCCATCGCGGCCTGGATTTCCCAGCTCGGCATCGGCGGCAATGTGTACCTTAACAAACTGTTCGCCCCCGCCAATCTCAGCGGCGACGTCGCGGTGGCGGCCACAGGCTACGGCCAGGCGCAACTCGACGCCTTTGCGGCGACCTATAATGTCACCGGCATCGAGATCGGCCTCTCGTCAGGTTCGCTCGGCACATCAGATCTGACGATCGCCTTTTATCAGGCCGCCATCTCCGCAGTGGCCGACATCAACGTCATCACCTGATGGTCAACCCGTTTATTTCGACCTGGGATTCCGGTGGCCCTGCGGGCTTCTGGGACGAAGGCCTCGATTGGGACACCAACGTCACCCCGCCCGGCTTCGTGCCGGGAAGCATCGCGTTCTGGCTGTCGCTCGTCACGTCCGAGCATGCCAGCAAACCGAACTTTATCGCGACGCTCTCCAACGTCCTGCAGCCTTTTGCCGACATGGTGTCGCTGCTGCAGTCGATGCCGGGGGCTTTTAATGTCGAGACCGCCGTGGGCGCGCAGCTCAATGCGGTGGGGCAATGGGTCAACGCGTCGCGATACATCCCGACCGCAATTACCGGCGTTTACTTCGCATTAGACACCACAGGCGTCGGTTTCGATCAGGGGACGTGGTTCAACACATTCTCGGGGACCACGCAGCTGACGGCCCTTCCCGATGATGCCTATCGGCGGTTGATCCAACTCACCATCGGTTGGAACGCTTGGGATGGCACCATCCCCGGCGCCTATGCGATTTGGAACAGCGTCTTCGAAAGCCTCGGCATCGGGCTGATCGTGCAGGACTTTGGCGCGATGCACATGCTCTATGGGCTCACAGGAAACACGCCTGACGCGCTTATCAAGGCGATGTTTCTGGCGGGATTGCTTACCGCGAAACCTGCGGGCGTGCAGATTGACGCCTTTCTGACACCCAGCGTTTCCGGCGCTCCTTATTTTGGCTTCGATGCCGAAACGTCGGCCATCTCCGGCTTTGATGTCGGGGCGTGGGCAACCCTCAACCCCGGTTTTTAATCCGCTCATCAGGGACGGCTCATTCCAACAGGGATGACCGCGCATGAATGGCATCCAGCGATTTCCTCGCCTTCGCAAACGATCCTTCCGCAAACGTCGTCACGCAGAGCGCTTATCTGGCGGCGTCATCTGGCGGCGGCTATGTGCAGGAAGGCTTTTCCAGCGGCACGGCGCAATCCGCGCAGCTCAATAAAGTCTGGCGGCAGTCGAGCGTCATGACGGCGGCGCTGGCAAGCCTCGTCGTCAGCCAGCTGAACCAAAGCATCACAGATTCCGGCGGCTCTTCCAGCGTTACGGCGATCGCCACCCAGTTGCTCGCTCTCTTCCAAGTCGCAAGCGCCTCGTCGGCGCCGCCTCTGAAACCTCAGGGGCGTTTGACGCTGACGACGGGCACGCCTGTCCTTGCCGCCGATGTAGCCGGCGCGACGGTCGTCTATTACACCGCGTTCGAAGGGAACCAAATCCCCGTTTATAACGGCTCGCAGTTCGTCAATCTGGCGTTCTCGTCCGACCTCACGCTGTCGCTGACGACGGCGGCATCCGCAAGCGGCATCGTCGATGTGTTCGCCATCAACAATTCTGGATCGTTGGCGCTTGGGTTCGGGCCGGTATGGGCGAACTCCACGCCCGGCAGCTGCGCGCGAGGCTCGGGTGCTGGAACGTCGCAGTTGGCACGCCTCAACGGCATCTGGACCAACGCCGTCGCCATTACGCTTTACAACGGCGCGACGACTTACACGGCGGTGCCCGCCAACGAGGCCACCTATCTTGGTTCGCTTTATATCGATTCCACGGCGGGTCAGGTGACATGCCGGGTATCCTTTGGGCAGAGCCGAAAATGGGGCGTCTGGAATGCATGGAACCGTAAGCCCATCGTGATGCTCGGCGGCGACAGCACGTCCTCGTGGACCTATGGAACGGGTACGTGGCGAAGCTCGAACAATAACTCTGCCAACACGATCCAAGCGTTTGCTGGCCTCGCCGAAGAAACAATTATCGCCGATTTCAGGCAGCGTGTTCAAATGACAAACCTTGGGTTGCAGGAATCGTCTATTGGGATTGGGGTTAATTCAACCACGTCGCCATCCGGCAAATATTCCACCGTCGGGATGACCGTAAATGCTACCGGCTCTGATATGCAGACAGAGCTTACAGTTTTGCTGGCAAATCCGCCGGCGCTTGGGATCACTCAAATCAACATGATCGAAGAAGGCAGCAGTGACGCGCCTTTATTTATTGGCACGCAAGGCGGCATGCAAATGTCGGTTTCCTACCTCGGCTGACGCAAGGCCGGTTCGTTCGCTTTAATGAGACCACGTATGAAAACATTGTTCGCCGCGCTGGCGATGATCGGCGTGCTTTTGGGTGCGTGCGACTTCGCGCAGGCGCAAAGCACCATCAATCCCAATATTCCGGCCGCCAATTCGAGCCTTAGCTCCGCACCCGTCCGCGCCAATTTTCAGGCCGCCTATAACGACATCAATGCCATCTACACAACGCTCGCTAACCCGCTTGCGCTGAACCGCGGCGGCACCAACGCGGCGCTGACGGCATCGGCGGGCGGGATTGTTTATTCCGGCGCTTCGTCTCTTGCGATCCTTGCCGGCACCTCGACCGCAAACCAGATGCTGCTGTCCGGCAGTTCTGCAGCACCTTCGTGGTCAACGGCGACGTGGCCCTCGACGGCCGCGCAGGGCACGCTGCTCAACGCAGGCACGCTTAACACGTGGAGCGCCACGGCCTCGCCTGTCCTTGGCGTCGCTTCGGTAACCAACGGCTCGGTCGGCCTCGCAAGCGTGAGCGGCGGGACGGCAACCATTGACAACCCTTCGGCGGCCTCGGCGTACAATTTCAACCTGCCCGCGACGGCAGGAACAAACGGCTATCTGCTGACGTCTGCTGCGGGCGGTGCGTCGCCCATGACCTGGACCAGTCCCACGGTCACCATTAACGGAACCAACTGCACGCTGGCATCGACCTGCTCGGTCATCGCGTCGCTCGGTGTCGGAACCTCGACCATCAGCAGCGGCACCAACAACGGCCTGCTTTATGATAACGCCGGCGTGCTTGGCAACCTCTCCACCGCCAACGACGGGGTTCTAGCGACGTCTAGTTCCGGGGTGCCGTCAATCACGACGGCGCCGGTGCTTGGGGTAGGCGGATCGACGGCGGGAACGCTGGGGCTTGCCAATTCTGGCACCGGCGGCGCCGTGGTCACCGTGGCAAATCCATCCGCCACGTCGGCCTATAATTTCAATCTTCCAGCGACTGCGGGTACATCCACTTACGTCTTGACGTCGGCAGGCGGGGCGACTTCGCCGATGACGTGGACAAGCCCAACCATTTCCGTCAACAGCACGAACTGCACGCTCGGATCAAGTTGCACCATTTCGGCGTCGGCCAACTCGATCACCGTCGGCACCACCAGCGTCAACAGCGGCACGAGCGGCTATATACTCTATGACAACGGCGGCACGCTCGGAAACGCAAGCATTGGGACGGGCCTGTCGCTCAGCGGGGGCACCCTTGCCCTTTCGACGCCCGTTTCCCTGACGAACGGCGGCACGGGAGCAAGTCTTACCGCTTCCAATGGCGGCATCGCTTATTCGACCGGCTCTGCGCTTGCCATCCTGGCGGGCACGGCAACGGCCGGGCAAATGCTGCAGTCCGGTGCCACCGGCGCGCCATCCTGGTCAACGGCGACGTGGCCCGCGACGACCACGGCAAACCAGCTCCTTTACTCCTCTTCAAGCAACACGGTCGCGGGTCTTGCGACCGGTAACAACAGCGTGCTTGTCACGTCTGGCACCGGTGTCCCGTCTCTATCGACGACGCTGCCCAGCGGCTTGACGGCGCCTAGCCTGAACGTGACGACGGCGTTCACTGCCACGGGGCTTGTTACAACCGGCGATTTGGCGAGCCAGGCCACCAACACGGTGCTCGGCAACGCGACCGCCTCGTCGGCATCACCGACCGCGCTTTCCGTCGGGAGCTGTTCGACAGCCTCAAGCGCTTTGCAGTGGACGACGAACACAGGCTTTGGCTGCAACACCTCCATCACGGCGGCGGCGGTTCCGGCAAGCGGCCTTACGGGAACGACTCTCGCCAGCACCGTAGTCAGTTCGTCGTTGACGGGTGTCGGGACAATCGGTTCCGGCACATGGCAAGGCACCCCCATAACGGGCACGTATATCGCGTCGAACACGGTCGCGAATTCGAACCTTGCCCAAAGCGCCGCAGCCACTTTGAAGGGCAATCCGACGGCTTCGACGGCCAACGCGTCGGATTTCACGATTTCGGGTCTTACGCAATCGACGACCCCGGATACCGCTAACGATTACCTGCTGATCTGGGATCACACCGCAGGCACGTTCAAAAAGATCAACCCGTCCACCATCGCGTCGTCCGCCACTGCAGGCGTCTCTTCGCTGAACGGTCTCACGGGCGCGATGAACCTCAAGGCCACCGGCGGCGCGACGATTACGTCGAGCGGGACGACGGTCACGATCGGCGAGCCAGGCGGCCTCCTCAATAAGTTTCGCAACGGCACGTTTGACGTCTGGCAGCGCGGGACATCCTCGCTTTCTGCCTCGACCTCGGGCGCTTATACGGCGGATGGCTGGATCGTCAAACAGACGGGCGCCGCGTTCACGTGCGCTCGAGCGAGCGGACCGACTTCAACCGTGGGCGTGCTCTACTCGCTGCAATGCGTGGGCGGGACCAGCAATACCGACACGATCGTCTATGAGCGCATCGAGAGCTACATCGCCGCGCCGCTGGCGACGAGCCAAACGGTCACCGTACAATTCTATTATCAGCAGACGAGCGGATCGGCTGTCACGCCGAAAATCTCGACATGCTACGCTTCGGCGCAGGACAATTTCGGCACTTGCACCTCAGACCTTTCCGCGACCAGCCTAACGAGCTGCGCCAGCGGGTCATGGTGCCTCGAAGCGTACACTTTCACACCGTCGTCCAGCGCATCGAATGGGTATCAGGTCACGTTCGATTGCAACACGGCGCTGACGTCATCGCAGTATTGTTACATCGCGGCAGCGGATATTCGCGTGACGCCGGGGGCGACCAACAATGCAATCCCCTCGGTCGTCGCACCGCCAGAGTTGCGCCCTATTTGGTCGGAGCTTTCGCTGTCGCAGAGGTATTTTTTCAGTACCTACGGAAACAACGTTACTCCCGGCACCGCGACTAGACTCGGAATGGCTTGCAGTGGGTATCCGGCTGTCGTTTATTCCGGCACTTTTTGGGCGTTTTTTACGCAAATGCGCGCCGCCCCAGGGACATTAAGCATTTGGGACGGCGCCGGAAACGCAAACAAATATAGCGCAACGACGACGGGCGGCCTTCCCAACTTTTCGGATAATCTGGGAACTTTAACGACAGGAAACGCCGGTCAAAACGGTTTTATGGCAACTTGGAATAGCAGCTCCGGCGGCGCGTACTGCATCCACTACACCGCGAGCTCGGAGCTTTAATGCGTGCGCCTTGGTTCCGCCCATGGATTGATGGCTGATGCCGGTCCACATCTATCTTCACCCCCGGCACCAAGTCCACATATGGGA